GTTTTAATGGCTGGCAGTCGGTCAAGTACACCTGGAAGGGTACCGCATACGATCAAGGGGATAACTACCCTACGAACGAGCCTGGGTGTTCTTTCGAGACATCCGGCTACTTGCGATATCCATTGTGCGGTGCGTTGAAGCTTGAGCGGGTTTTCGAACCCGTCTCTCCTACGACGCCTTCCATCGCACAAGCTTTCGACACTATCTACGCAACTTCTCCCTTGATCAGGAGAACTTTTCGTAGAAAGCGATAGTTTCTGTCCAATCGTGGTGTGTAGGTATGTCATTCGGATCCATCACTGCCCAGTCCAAGACTTACAATGAAGCTGATGAGGGCCGATATGTTCTATCGACTCTTGCGTTCGGTGCGCCCGACGATTCCTTTACGGTTCGTGGGGCTAACCCTTCGCAAGACCCTCTTCGCTGCTCTGTATCTCGGACACTGCAGAAGGACGTTGTTTCAGGTTCTGACACTGTACGCAAACGCGTCACTGCCACCCTGAACATTGTCGTCCCTGCTGCGGGATTCACCGCTACTGAGATTGACAGTCTCGTTGCAGACCTTAATGAATTCATCTCGGTCTCCAACTTGACTGCATTACTCATGGGCAAATCGTGACACAGTGAACGGAGACATCGTTTCCGTAGCCATTAACCGTTTCACACGGCGGAGCTATGGAACTCGATGCCTCGCTCATCTTCAGGACACTTCTCAAGGAATGCGGCGTAGACTTAAAGACGTCGCTTTACCTTAAACGTCGCCTCAGAAATGAGGGACTCAAGGTCTGCACAGTACTTTTGCCAGCATTCTCTAAGCATCTCCTACGTTGCCTCGAACGAGGTAGGTGGGAGTACTTTGGGACTTCTGTCGCCTGTACTGGTGGTCTCCCTGTTATTTTCCAGGGTTTCCTTACCGGATCTTTGTCAAGTCTAACGGTGCCTTCATCGTTCGTGATGACGCCTGCGTATATTCTATATACGCAATTCGTCAAGCTTGTGAATATCTTTACAAGCTCGCCCTCCCTTTCACGCCTGAACAACTTTCTTCGTCTGAGGAAAAGTTTGTTAAGACTGATAGAGAGGTCGTCACTCTAGACTACGACGTCAAATTCGTGGACAATATGCGGAGGAATTGTGCGAAGCACTATCCCAGCTACTATTCTATTGACCTTCGCAGCATTGCTCGTGCTGCGAGACCAGGCAACGGTACCTTCGCGGGTTGTGATTCTGATTTCTGGCAGGAAAATCATCTGCCGTCCTCAGTTCCCCATCTCGCAAAGGACTTTGCATTTGGCTTGCGGTTCAATAGACGTGCGCCGAAGCCGTTAATTCGGCTCTCCTCTTCTGTGTCCGAAGTACTTTTCGTACCCAAGGACTCTAGAGGACCACGCACGATTGTCCGCGAACCGTACCAGCTGTTACAGTTCCACATGGGTTATTTCGACCTTAGTGTAGCTGCATTAGA